CTTTGGCCTGCACGGCCAGGTCACCGCATTGCAGAGCGCGATACCAGTGCGGGTTATCCAGATCGACCGTGACCGGGTCGGCATCGGCATCGGCCACATTGGGCAAGATGGCCTTCGTCTTCGGATCGCGCAGGCGGCAGCCTTCGGCGCTTTTCACCGGCTTCAAATTCATGGGGTCGCTCCTGGCAATGTGACGGTAACGGTGTTGTTGTCCGGATCGTTGATCGCCGGCCCCGCGCCGATCGTGGCGGCAAACGTCGCGACGATTTCGCTGAGCGCGGTGCCTTGCGGATCAGCGGCAACCGACCGCGCGGTTGAATAGCGGCAGGTGAAACGCAGCCCGGTCACCGAGAAGAAATGCTGGCCGCCGGCGCCGCCAGCCTGGCCGGAATAGACCTCCTCGATGCTGATCGGCTCCAGGACTGAAATCGGCAGTCCGAGCTTTTGACCTGACAGGATGTCGCGGACCAACTCGGCAATCTGGCGCGAGCCGAGCTCGATTGAGGATGCGCCGCCAACGCGCGAAGCCATGGCCTGGGTCCGGCGCGAGGTGGCGCCGCACAGCACGGTGAATTCGCCCTGCCATTGCGATCCGGACATGGCATTGGCCAGCACTTGCGACGCTGTGTGGCCAAGCAGCACGCATGGCGCCGATGTCACCATCAGCGACAGGTTTTCGTCGGCGAATTCACCCGAATAGCGATCGACAGTCTTGAGCAGGTTGCCGAAGTTGGGGACCGTATTGACTGCCTTGATCCGGGCAATCATCGCGTTTTCGATTTGCGTGAGGATCATGTCAGTCCCCCATCGCAAACTTGTGCACGAGCGCGGCGATTGCCTTCTCATCGGCGACAGACATGCCGAGGTATGGCCTGCCGGGGATCGTGACTGTGTGCGCGGCAACCTTGTGATCGGTGGCAAAGTCGGACTTCGACTTCTTCACGAAGCGCGACCTGCCGTTATTCAGGTCGCGGGTGCTGCGATAGATCGTCGTGGTACGCTCGGGCATCTGGATCGCGCCGCCTTCCAGGCCGGCGGTCCCCATCTGCTGAATGCGCGCATAGATCAGGTTCGTGCCCACCTCGACCGACATGGCCGATGCCACGAACGTGATCGACTGGCGCAGGCGTCCCGACGCCAGCAATGCCTTGGCATTGGCACCGCGCTTGCGTCGGGTAGCCTTCGACAGCGGCGCCCAGGGCTTGCCGTCCGGGCCGCTCTGCGTGCCAAAGCGGCGGATCGTCGATGACACCATGGTCTGGCCGATCGCCTGCATCAGCGCTTTGCCGTTGCCCATGCGCTGGGCGATCGCGGCATAGACCTGAGTGGCCGCATCATCGATCGTGACTTCGAGTTTGATGCCGGCCATCAGAACCCCCTCAGGCTCTCGGCCGAGAACACGCGGCGCGCGCCCGATACCGAAATCACGTCGCCTTCGACGGGGACGCCCGGATCGGCGATGCCGTTCGATTGCAGCACGATCTTGCCCAGACGTGCGCGGTCGAGCTGGTCGAGCGCATCTTCATAGGCATCACGATCTTCGTTGCGCGGGCTGAACTGCAGCTTGAACCAGGCGATGGCGCAGGCCCAGCCTTTGGCGAGGCCCGTCACCGGGTTGAGCGGCAGCGTGTACCGCTCACCCAGATAGCCATCCATCAGCTCGGTCGCATCGGCACACGCCGCCGCGACCAGGTCGGCGTTGACCACACCGTCACCCTCACGATCGGACGCCTGCAGCACCTGTGCGGCGCCATAGCGGATCGTCAGATCGTCAAGGGTGCAATAAGTGTAGCTGTCGGCCACGGGCGGCTCCTGTCAGTGTAAGGTGCCCCTGCCGATCAACTTGGATCGGCAGGGGGCTTGCGCGCCATATCGCGTGCGGCGCGGTTTTATGCGACTACCAGATGATGCGCGGCGTCATCAGAATGTCGGCCGTGCCCTGCCAGATGTTGCTTGGCGCTGCCGCACCGCCGCCTTCGGCGATGATGATGGTTTGGCCATTGATGATAGTCCTGGCTGCACCATCATTGCTCGGCCCAACGACCAGCAGATCGGGAACGAGGTTCCACGGCTGCCCATTGTCACGCAGAAAGCTCATCATTTGAATGCGCGCAGCTTCATAGTTTGCGGCGGTCAAGGGCTGCTGCGAGCGCACCGCCAACTGCCAGAGCCCGAAGCCAACATTGCTGCGCCCATCAACGCCGAATTCGAACTCATCACGCTTGAAGACATTCTGGTCTTTCAAGTCGGTAAGAGCTGTGAACATATATGGCCGGCGTTTTTGGAAGATGAGCGGTTTCAACACCTGTTTGGTACAGATAAGATACCAGGTCGCACCGTTGCCGCCCATATCATTGGAATAGGTGGTCGGCTTCTTCTGGGCCGTGAAGCCGGGGTGGGTTGTCGAGAAAAACGGCTTTCCATCGTAGCACAGCAGAGCGCCAGCCTGCTGAAGTGCAGAAAACACCAGCACGTCGGGATGCTCGGCGGCGTCCTTGCCCAGCTGCGCGAACATCGGATTGTAGACGCCGTATTCGTCATCTTCGACCGCGTCGCGCGGGATGGAAACGCTGTTCTCGAACTTTTTGTTCTTGATCGCATAGCTGTGCAGCGAAAGGTTCTGCATCACGCGATCGCCGACCCATTCGCGGAAACCCGTCGATTGGCCAAGCCAGGGATAAATTTCCCCCCGGGTGCTCGAATTGGCATCCGTGGCGATGCGGCCCCAAACCACATCGGGCGTATAGGCGTTGAACGCGTTTTGATAAACCGTCTGCACGCCCGTGGTGAGGATTTGCAGGTTGGCGGCATTGAGATCCATGGGTAGCTACCTTTTCGGGAAGTCGGCCGGATGGGCGATCAGGGGGTTTTGATGAACGGGTTACCCGTGACCGCGTCGATGTCGAAGATCGTGCCGGCCGGCGAACGCGTTGCCGCGCCACCGCCCCCGCCATTGGTCAAGCCAACCGTGTTGTCGTCGATGATGTAGGCGACAGCGCCAATGTTGGCCTCGGTGATGGCATCCCCTGCCGCTCCCGAATTCCATCCGAACGTGCCGCTACGCACGCGCACGGTCAGCGCGCCGGCTGCACCGCCGGTATTGTCTACCGTCTCTTCAGACCGGCCGACGATAAGCAGGCCGATTGCCGTGGTGCCTGGCGCGGCATAGCCCGCGTTCATCACGACGATTGCGCCTTTGTAGATCTTTACGTTGGCGGCAATGGGCAATGAGCGAAGGGCGCCGTTGATATAAGGCGAATCGAAATCCTGAGTGAGCGCGGCCATGGCTTAGGCACCCTTCGGCTTGGAGGCGATATAGGCCTCTCTGGTGATCCCGAGCTGACTGCAAACAGCCAACTCGGTGGCGGTCAGGCCGCTGGAATGCGTCGACACATCAACGATCGTGACCAGGTTCGGATCGGCGCCGCCGGCAACGATCACGGGCGCCTTGGAAACCCAAAGCTCAAAGCCGGTCGGATCCTGGCTGGCATAAGACAGCCCCCAGTCGCGCAGTGCCGGCGTCAGCTTGCCGGTCTTCGTCGCATCATCAACCATCTGAGCGGCGCGGTTGTCGCTCGATGCTTTGGTCAATGCGGCAACCGTCGTCTGCAACTCGGCAAACGCCTCGATCGGCACATAGCGCGACGGATCGGGCGCACCGGGTGTCGCGACGCGACGCTGTTCGGCATGGGTAACGATGGCATCGGCGCCGGCATTGGCGTCGAGACCAAGCGCTGCCCGAAGGCGCGCCATCTGGGCTTCGTCCATGGTGTCTCCGTTTGAACGAGGTGGGGAAAGAAGCGCACCGATCCGCGCGTTGATCGCGGGCAGCTCGGTAAGATTGGGCGCGTTGACCAGGCCGACACTGACCAGTTTGGTCACCTGGCCATCGGCATCGTGCAAAAAGGCAGGGCTGACATAGCGATACTCGCGCCCGGCCACGGCCAGGCGGCCACGCTCGGTCCAGTCAACATGCGCCCAGATCGCACCGTCACGCACTTCCAGGCGGTCCATCCAGCCCGAGGCCGGGCTTTCCTGACCCTGCAGCGCGGCGAATACCGTCTGGTGGTTGTAATCCATCGCCAGCGGACGGCCGCCCTGGATCGATGTAGCTACCACCACCTCAGGCTGCTCAAGCTTGAACGGGCCACGCCCATCGACGCCCTTGCTGGTCCCTGCCGGCAGTACCATGATCCAGTCGGGCACCGTGTCTGCATCGGACACCGGCAAAACCGAGCAGGTTTCGAGGAAGCTGACCAGCGGAAGCATCGGATGAAATGGCCTTGCGATCGGTGCGATTGACGTTCACCGATCTCGCATGGCGCATAGCCGCCTGTATGGCTGAAACCCTTCAGGTCAGCCCGACAGGGTTCGCTCTCTCAGAAGCCCGCTGAGCGGGGTGGAGGGCTCGGGGGTCCGGATGGTCGGCTTTCGACTGGACCCCACCTCTTAGGTGCCTCTCATAGCTCTCATTCGCCTATTCGCCCTGCTGATGCGGTTGCGCAAGACCATTGGCATATCTGGACATTGAAATTTGCTGCCCGATCGCATATTTGAAGGCTGCTGGCGCGAGGTAGAAAAACGCTATTGCGACGCGGCGGTCCGATCGGATTGCTGAGATCAGGGATAATCGGCGACCCTGCGCGCCAGCATCACTTTTCCCACACAAGCTCATACGTGCCTGCGTTCTCCAGGCTATCGGCCGGCACCAGGCTGGAATGGACGATGCCGTTCGTGAACAGTTGCTCTGATCCCTTTTTCGCCAGATTGACTTCCATTGCGATCTTGCCCGCTCGCGCATCGCCCTCAGGCGGAAACACATACAGCAGATTGCCCTTGAACCGGTCCCACAGGATCTTTTCCGGCGCGGCTACCAGTTCGGGCAGGCGCATGAGATCTGCGATAGAGGGCGCGGTGGGACCATGCGTGGGCGTGCCGTGCACATGGCGATCATTGCGGATATGCGCGATCGAGCGATCCTCGATCGTGATCGCGCCCGATAGCGGCGACTGCCCCTTGGCGGCCAGGAAGCCGAGCACGTCCTGGCGCACGGCGCCGATCACGCGCCGATCGCCGATGGTATGACCCGAACTGGTGACCTGGTTTACCCATTCTCCAAAGTCGCGGTTCAGGGCTGGCAGCATGAATTTGACGCTCTCGGCCGAGGCTGCGGCGGCAAGCTGCGGCGGCGCTGAAACCC